CATCTTATATATTTCTACTATAATTTAGATGCGTTGGCTACACGGTTTGTGTAGGTCGTTTATAACTGCCGGTCACATAAAGATCCTGGCTAGTTTGCCCAGATTTAGCCGCCGCTATCTGCCGGTTCAACTGTGCCACCATCCGGCTGTCCTTGCCGTGCTTGGCTTCCATTTCGTCCCGCAACTGTTCCAAAGTCTTCATAACTTGTTGCTCCTACAACGTAATCAACGTCTGGGTTAGCATATACTTTAGTGTCGTAAAACACAACATCTGCATAAGTAACACCGTCTAAACTCAAAATCTCTTCCATGGCGTCAGCGTAGACTTGCTGTGCGTCTGACATTATGCCGGATAAATTTGGGTCGCCAGCCGTGCCAGCAAATTCTGGTATATATTGAAATCTAACCCCTACTAACCCAGCTGTTTCGTCTGTGCCGGCAGCTTGAACATCAACCCGATCAGCCTGTCTTGCATCTGTTATATAGGTAAACCCATCAATGTTTTCATCACCTATCTTATATTTTTTAAGTATTTGTGTTACCTGTTGAGCAAAATCCACACCTTGCCTATCTCTAAAATAAACTTCACCACCTGGCCGTGCATTTGCTGTGCCGGGGGCAACAACCTTAGAGATAAAGACAGCGTCTTGATCGTATTTCTTGCCGGCTTCAATCAATGACCTTGTCATTTCTGTCGGATCAAAATCAACTTGGGTAACAACCTCAAAATTTAAAGACCTTTCAAGATCACCCATAAACTCGCCGTAAGTGTTGTTTGCTTGGGCGCCAATCATTTTATCGTCTTTTAGCACTGGCGCTAAAACCTCTTGCGCCAGCTCATTTTGCTCAATATTTGTTGGCACCATATCGGGGCGCTGTCTTGAAACACCGGCAGTAAAGCGTTGCGGCGCACCTTCTAAGGTAGCCAGCTCTGCCTCGGCATCTGCTATTTGCTGTGGGGTACTGTCTTTTTTGTTAATGATAGACCTAAGTTGTGCAACTCGGCCTCTATCAGCTGAGCCACCATATACTGATTCATAGTCTAATGACCCGCCCTCGCCGGCTTTTGTTGTCCAGCCATTCTTTGTCCACTTTTCTTTTTCTAAGAACCAGACAACGGCTTGCAAATCATCTGGGCCAATATCGCCTAGTTCTGGATTTACCTCTCTTATAATACCGCTTGCATTAAGTTCTGACGCCGCTTCGTTAAACACTTCTTGTCCAAAACCAAACTCTGCACCTATTTGCGGATCATCAAATGTTGATTTTGTTAAATGCTTGCCGGACACAGCTTTTTCTGCTGGTGGTGGGATGCGCGGTAGCCCAGCTGCGTCACGCAAATATCTAGCCGCCCACACATCTATGGTTGCCTCATTACCAAAGCCAATTAGATTGCCGGTAAAGTTTATGGTTTTTGGCGCTTTGTCTTTTTTGATTTGTCTAAACATATCAAGCAGCGCTGTTGTGGCCGCTGGACTGTTTGCACCAAATAATTTGCCAGAGGCTTTGGTAATTAATTTAAACGGGCTGTTTTCATCTTTGTGCAGTTTGTTCAGTTCTTTTGATCCCATAGGATCTCCAGATTCTGCACGGGCTGTGTACAAAGCTATCTCTTCATCAAACTCACCTCTTGTAAAGCCACGCAAAACCTGTAGTGCATTTTCAAAATTTTGTTGCACATTGGTTTGTGCAGACGTCGCGCCAATGATGTCTGCAAAAACATCAGCCAAGCCTCCAAACTCTTGTCGCAACCGGGTACGCATTGACCTGTACCAGTTAGCCTGATTGATGATTTCTATGGCATCTTGATCGCCGTTTTTGGCTCGCTCGACAACTGCCGCCACATCTGACGTCATTGTGTCTACCAAGTTTTGTTTGTGTGCCGCTAGCTGTGCTTTGCCGGCTGGGCCTTTCAGTTTTTCTCCTGGGGGGATATGAAACGCGTATGCCGGTTGCTGCCACCTTATCTCAAGATTACCGTCGTCATCTACTTTAAATGTCGGGTTGCGACTTGCTGGGTCTTTTAAGTTTTCGCCTGTTTGCACATTGATGGGCAGCCATCCATCTTCGGGCGCATACTCATTTTTAATTCTTTCAACTTCTGTCACAACCTCATTTAAAGTTGCTGGAGCTGTGCCTTCTTTTGGTTTTTGTGTAGCTATGTCTTGTTTAATTACATCGCGCTCATTTCTTGTAACTTTTAGAACCCGCTTTAAAGCTTGCGTTGGGCTGCCTTCAGCTTCGCTTGGCACCACAGCTGTTGCGCCGGTAGCCGTGGCTATTGTGTTTGCGGCCATTCTTAATGCTGTAGGATTGTTCTTAATAGCCCGTAATGTAGCGACAACACCATCAAATGCTGCGCCAACAATGCCACCTTGCGCCGCCAGCCCCAAACGACTTTGCAACCGTTCTATGGCGGTATCTTCTTCTTGTGGATCTACAGTTAAGAACTCAACAGCTTGCGGTAATATTTCAAGATCAATTAATGGTCGGATGAAACCGCCTTCGTCTGGATCAAAAAAACCGCCCTCCGCGCCAGCTGATCTTAGCGTAAGACGCAAAGGTGTAGCAGCTCCAAGCCCTGGCGTCATTGCCATGCCAGTGCCAAACTGAATAAAATCTCGGACAAGACTGCCTACAAAACTTTCTGGCTCTGGTATATCTGGTAACCTCGATTTAGGCACTGTTGTTTTTATCTGCTTTCCAACTAACGCACTTGCCGGCCCCATCAAACCAGACTCTAACAAATCCATACCGGTTTCAGCGCCAGCTTTAGCCGCATCAACAACGCCACCAACAACAGTGCCTTTTAATTCATCAGCAACCTGTTGGCCAGCTTGCTCAAGCTCGCTGATAGGCGTTCCCCTTAATTGCATTTCTGGCTCAGGCTTTTTGATAGAGCCAAGCAGATATCGCTGTGCATCAGCTGCGTCGTAGGCGTTAAGCTGTTCTGTTTCGTAATCCAATGCTAGTTTCCTAAAAATTGTTCATTTGCTTCGATTGTATTAACCACACCAATCGCTAAAATATTTCCAGGATCACTGGGTGGAATATTGTTTGCCGGGTCACCAAAGAGTAGGCCATCTAAAAATATTTTTGCACCTTCGATATCTGTCGGCAAACCGGGTATAAGTTGTGATTGCGATTGTAAATAAGATGTCATCGCTCTTGTCATTGTTCTGCGTATTTTTTCATTATTTTCTGTTAAAATGGAGCGCGCTTTATCAATAATTTTTTCATAGCTTGAGCCTTTGCCGTCACTTTCAAGCCAAGTTATCAATTCTTTTTCGCTCTGTGCATAAAGACGATCGGCTGCGTCCCCTAGCGCGTTTGTTGTGTCTTTCAATTCATTATAATTCAAATCAGCCGCTATAAGATTTTTTGCTTGAGTTATACCTTCCCGTTGTTCTGAAATCACTAAATTTAAATATTTGTCATAATCAGCCCGGCTTAATTCATCTATCAAGTTGTTAACAAGATCCAATGTGAGCGTATTATTCAGATCGGCTGTGCGTAATATTTTGACAGCATTTTTGGTGGTTTTAACATCAGTGCCGGCTGAAGTTTTTTGTATGCCTAACCGTTTTTCGGCAGCGGTTCGTTGCGCGTCTGTATAAAAATCATCGGCTAGCAATTCTTTGTGCAGCGCTTTTGCGGCGGTCATAGCTTCTTCGTTGGTCGGATCTACGTTAATGATTGTCTGAAAATTCTTTTTGTTTTCTTCGTCTGCTTCTTCTTCTGCAGCTTCTTCTGCTTCCCGGCGCTCTGTGTCTATTTTATTTCCTAGAGTAAACATATCACTAATTAGTTTGACTTGATCCCCTGCATCCATTTGACCGATCACAGATTTTATCACTGGATCTTGTATGTCGCCTTCAGCAATTTGTAAGACAACCGCTTCAGCAGATGGCGCCCCTGTCATCAAGCCCATAACCGTTTGACGCACCGTGTCATCAGCTGCCTCACGCTTTCTTGTTTCGCCCTCATCAGGGGTGATGGTGTTGTTGGCGACAGCTTTGTTAATATCATCAACCAGATCTGTATAAGCGGTTGTCCGTTCCTGCACAGAGCGGCCACGCACATCACCCGCAATATTAACACGCTTGTTTGTGTTGCTCTCAAGTATAGCGGCGTCGGCTTTCTGGGCGCGCTCTCGCGTGTCCACAAGAGCTGCTCTAGAAAGTTTTACAGCTTCAAATTCCTTAATATATCCATTTTGAGCCATAGTCTCATAATGACCCGGAATATTTTTTGATGGATCACCAAACAGTTTTTCTCGCGCAATATCTCGCTGCGCTTGATTGCCCATCACAATATCATCCATCAGCTCGTCAGCAATGCGGAACCCATTAGCCTTGTTTTGATCAATTAGACGATTACGGGCGTCTTGATTGACGTTGATCGTAAATGAGTTAAGACTAGTACGGGCGCTTTTTTCAAACGCCCGGCGCACACGTTTGTCAGTTATGTTAGCTAAAATGTCATTGATTTTTTGTTGGCCGAGGTCTGAAAAATTTTGAGTGCCTTTATTTGGCTGACTGAAAAGCACGTCGTTTGGTTTGCGTGTTTTTTGCTGTTGCTCTAACTGTTGTAGCTCTTGTTTCAGCTCAAACTCAGCATCGTCTAGCTCAGACTGTCTTTTGATCTTTTGCTCTTCAGCGTAATAATCGACCGCTATTTTTTCGGCTGATGCAAACAGATCGGCAGTAGCGCGTAGCCCAGCAGATAAAGCGCCGGGGTTGGCTTGAACACTAAACATGGTGGCGCCAGTTTTTTCAGTTCTGGCAGTTTGTTGCCGGTATGTTGGTACTTTCATCTATGCACCCGCTATCGCTGTGGCTGTTTGCATTAGGCTTTGAGCGGCTCTAGCCTTGCCCCGTGTAGCGGCAGCCTTGCCGTACATTCTGTTGAGCTGGCCTTGCAATCGTGACTCAACGCCTTTCTCGCGCAGGGTTTGAGCGCCAACAGCCGCATTGTATCTGCGTGTTTCGATCTCAGCGTCGGCCTCTTGTGCATTGGCTAGCGCTACTTTGAGCGGTGTGCCTTCTTCAGCGATCCAACCATTATAACGGTATGCCTGTTGTGTGGCGTCTTGTAGATCTTGGAAATCTTCACGGAACTGAACAATCTGTTGTTCTTCTGTAAATATCAGCTGTGCCGCTTCCTGATCTGCCGCCTTGGCGTTACGCTCATTCACATCAGCATTAAAATTATATGCCGCCTGTTCTTGTTGACCAGCCTGATACTCAAACAAAAATGCCATTTATGTTACCTTTGCTATCCTGATGTAGTCTGCTTGCTCCGGGCCGTACTTACGCATCAGCCCCTCTTCTTCAAATCCCATGAGCCGAGCAAAGCGCCTGGCTGCCGGCCAGTCTGCCTTGCATACGCCCTGCACCCGCCACAGTTTGTTTTGCTCTACAACCATGTCCATCACGTCTGTCTTGGCAAAACGTATAAATGGCCGGACGTTGTCATGTATCTTACTCGATGCAATAAACCACGCCTCGCCTACGCCCGGCCACATATCAACGATACCGCAACAACACAATATGTAGCCGTTCTCTATAAGCGTATATGACCAGCCCGGTTGCTGTAATGATTCCGCGTAGGATCTCATATAGCCTATGTTTTTGATTGCGCCATCGTTGAGGTCGCCATCCATTAGCTCATGCAAATGAGCTTCTTCGTAATCTAAAATCCTCACTGATCAAATGTAATTAGCCGTGGGAATATGCCGATTATGGTCAGCGGCAACGGCTGGTTCTGCTGAACAACCACAAAACCATCTGTATCAAACCCACCTCTAAACTCAATCTCTTTGTCACCCGTAAACAGCGGTATAGCTGTACTCATAGCCTGAGCGGATGATCTAAACGGTATGCGGTCAAGCTCGGTTTCCGAGCTACCCACAGTTACACCCACGGTGCGAAACAATCTCAACACAACCTCATGGATGCGCTTGGTTTTGCCTTGGGCTGTGCCTTCAGTGCCACCAGCCTCGATACGCATTGTCTGCAATGTTGAGTTATAATTCAATCCAATATGTGCTTTAGTTACAGCAAAGTCTAAGGTTATTGCACCAGAGCTGACGGTTTTATTTGGATGCGTGGCGCCGTTCGCCAGGATTGACACGACCTCGCCCTCTAAGTGATCAAGACCCGAAATGCTCGTAGCTGATGTGCCTGAGTATGTCAGGCCACTATCGATAAAGAACGCATCCTCAACATCATCACCAAAATCAAAGCTACTAAAATACTCAACATACCTTTTTGTCGATCCGTTGATTGTCCTCTGAACAATCAAATAGGTATCGTCCTCATTTATATCACCAGGTATCGTTGCTACGCTTTCTACCAATGCATGGGTCTGATCTGTGGTCGCAAGCCTCGTGGTGTCTGAGCTGACGACAGATAGAAACCCAGTAGGTGTTGGGTTTGTTTCTTCAATCGTTACAATCGCCGCCGCCGGGTTAGCTACGGTGAAATCAGCATGGGCGTTGATTGCGGTAAAGATATTGTCAGCAGTTGTGTTATTGTCTGTATTTGGCCGAAAGCCCAAAGATGATGACGGGTCTGAGCTGCCGGCTGTTTCTGATGTGAAAGTCACAGTCGTGCCATCACTTTTTGTAAATTTTAATGTAGTGCCGACGGCTATGTTAGCAAAATCACTGACTGTAACAGTGCAAGCGCCGGATCTGCCGCCAATGATATGTTCATGCCAGGCGATCACGTTTTCTTCGCGGCGATAGGTCATGCCAACAAACAAACCGTTTTCCAACACGCACCATACCACATTGTCCGGCTCTTGTTGGAGTGACATCTCTTTGATGCCGGTTTCGGTAATATGCTCGGCCAGCAAGGTCAGATCGGGCGCTTGATAGCTGTCGGTGTTCAGATCAAACACCAGCTCGCGCAGTTTACGCTTTGCACGTTGCACAAACAGCGTCACGTTGGCCACCTGGACGGGTTGGATGTCTGCCGACCCATATGTAGCCTGACGCTTCACAACGGCGTTTGTGGGGCTTAGAGGGGCGTCTTCTGAGCTTGTAACGACAAACTCACCGCCAGACGTACCAACCAGCAGCACACGGCCAGCCTGTAGGTATCTAATGATGTTGACCTGGTTTGATCCTAATGTATAGGTCAGCGCATCATCTGCATCTGTGCCGTCAGCGAAATCCTCAAAGCTGCCACCAACTGAAAAGAACAATGTCTGCGGCTGCTGTGTAGTTGATGCAAACACCAGACGCTGTTCATAGAACGCGACGGCTGATGGAAAGCCGGTGGTCGTTGAAAACGCACCGAGCGAAAACTCTGTGCTTGTCTCCAAGTCGCCCGTGATTGTCACACTGTCGCCGGCAGCTTCATCTGTTAGGTCAGCGCTCGGTGCCAGCAACAAAGTGTCTTCTGTCACTTTTACTATAATAGCTGACGTTTCATTATTGTTGCCGGTTGTAAATCCGGTGACGGTTACTTTTTGCCCAACCTTGAACCCTTGGGCAACAAACTGACCGGCGGTGTCCTGATACCGGTCATTATGTTCAAGCCCGGTCGATGATGGGTCACCCTCATGGGCTGATATAGTTGTCGCTGTATAGCTGGGCATCAATTCAGCCCGGCCATCTGCGTTTGTTTGCACGCTCGTTGCAACCACGGTGGCACTAGTAAAGCCAGTAATTTTGGTTACGCCGTCATGCAACTTGATCAGCCGGCCAACGTCGGTGCTTACAAATGTGCTAGCGCTAGCTGTGACATTCACAGTGCCGGTGCGGCCTGACGCGACTAGCGTGGTGGTGCTTGTGTTTTCGTCTTGGAACGGGCCACGCAAGAAATCAACCTCAGCTATCGTCCAAGCTGTGTGGCTGGTTCTGGTAATTTTGCGGGGTGCAAAGTCTGGATGCGCGACATACATAACGTCGGCGCTTTGCGTAAATTTTATTTTGGCAAGATCAGTGTGTGCGTAAGGTGTGGTGACCTCTATAGGATTGCTACTGCCATCGACAACTGTGCCGCCATCTTTGTGTATACGAAAATATTCGTCGCCAAATTCCAGAATATAGGTTTGCTCAACGTTGAACTCAAACGGGATCAGACGCACATTGTGAGCGCTGTTCTTGACCTCACGCACAAAGATAGTGCCAGGGCGCCGGCTGGCGCCGCCATGTGGATGCGTGATAAAGTTCTGTAGCTTCTTACAGCCGTTGAAATATTTTTGCAGATCAGTGCGGCCATCGAGCCTGGGGCTCAGCTCACCGGCTGTAAAATTAGTAAAGGCTGGTGACGCTTTGGCCATTAGAACCTCGCGTTGATAAAGGTATCAGCGGCGACTTGCCGGCTTTCAGTGACAACAGAGGTATTGATTTGATTGTCCTCAGTAGCGTCCACAAACCGAGCTTCGGTCAGTTTGGTTTGATATAGGCTATACATATTGGCCCCAAGCGCTGATGATCCGACCAGCGGGTAGGCAAGATCTGCCGCCAATGCGGCTGCAAGCGTCTCAATCAGCAACGTGTCATACTCATTTGGATCGACGACCCGGCCAATATAAATCATCTCAACCGTGCTTTCATTGCACAATAGCTTGCGACCTTCTATACGATACAAGATATTTGGATCGCTCAAACCTAGTACCCGCAAACAAAATGGATCAGTAGGCAATGTAAATTGTTGGGTAAACTCAAAGACAGGGGCTGTTGCATCAGGGGCTAGACTTACTCTGATGGTCAAGCTGTTCCAAGGATGGGCGCGGAAGGTGGCATCGCGGATAAACTCATACCGCTGATTGCAAAGCCGGGCAGCTTTACTATCCTCTGTTAGCGCAATGATATTAGACGCGCCGATCTGATTTAGCGCTGAGTTACAGATATCAACAACAGATGCCATAAAAATCTCCTAGAGGGTGGTGGGGGGTGTTCGGAAGTAACCCCCTACCATAGATAGAGAAGGCGGCTCGCGCCGCCCTCTCAGATTTTTAGTTCACAACGTAGTGAATGAGAAACGACATTGTGCCGGCGGTGCCACCAGTAGCATTGAACGTCGCTGCTACATAGTAGTAATCACCGGGGTCTGTCGAATCACCGGCAAGCTCAAATGCTCTCTGGCCAGCAGTATTGATGTCTGCTGCCTCAAAGCGCACGTCAGCCATAGCCGCTCCATCTGCTACGGATGTGGCAAAGACATCTTCGTCTTTGACCGTACCGTCAGGCAGATACAGACCTACGTTGAATGTGCATGACCCACCTAGTGCGTCAGAAGCGACGAACAGCTGGGTGATTGTTGCATGGCTCGGAATCGGTGCGAACATGACAATATCATTGTCAGTGCTATCACCAGCCGCCAGCTCAATAGTGCCTTGTGCAACACGGATCTCACCGCTAAGCAGTGCCGAGTTGTTAAACACCTGGGGGCTAGCTTCGAAGTTAGCAACAAGATCAGAATTTTTTGTTGTCATTTTCTAGCTCCCTTATGCTGACTCATCGCAATCGATTTGAACGACTTTTTCTTCTTCCATCCTGGTGCTTCCAAACTGCGCGCAGTAGTAGACCTGAGTGGAGTAAGATTTGTCGGCTCTCTCATCAATGCGTGAGGTTACGTCCTTACCGACTGCCAGCTTGATGCCATCTTGAGCCCAAGCAAAGCAGGTGCGAATGTTGCCAGCCTTGGCCAAGCGAGTTGTTACATGGAACTGAAAGCCCATGAACGTATTGATCTCACCTTGTACCAGCGCCTTTCGTACCACTACAGTTTTCACTGCCGCTATTGCGTTTGTGGTCTGGACTATACCTTGACCGTCGCCCTTGGCGTTACGGCCCTGCCCGTCTAGTCTCTACACCTTCCCATCTCTGGGCTTGGCTCGGTATTAGCATTTTACAGCCTTCACCGAATTTGAGCAGTTTTCGTCTGACCGTTTCCGATCAGATAGGCAAAGTGTTTACCGTGTTAAAATCGCTGGATGTGACTGTGGTGCTGTTCAACAGCGCCTCAATCTGGTCTGGCCCCACAGCGATATGCCGTGGAATTGATGGGTCAACTGAGCCCAGGTCAAGAATTTTCTTGGCCTCGATCAGCTTCGCCAGTGTTAGGTCAGCACTGCCATTAGCAATCTGATTGGCCGCAAGCATCGTTGTGCTTGTGCCACCAGCCTTGCCAGTCAGTGATGTGCCTGTTGCTGCCGCAATGATGGCATCGTCCATTGCCCGGCCCATAGCCGCCGCTGCCGCACGGGCATAGGTGCTTGTTGGGTCAATAAGCATTTGGACTTTATCTGCATCATCGATAAGGTCGGCCCACTCATACGCATCCATAGTCACCATGCGCCGTGAGTGTGGTGTATCAACCATCGGGGTATCCTGATGGCGTGATGTACGTTTTACCGCAGCCGCTGCACCAACTTGATCGAAGAAAGCCTTTTCTCCGACTACTGATTCCTCTTCAACGCCGCCCCGTAGGATCGACCCCATCTGCTGAGAAAGCAGTGTTACGTTGGCACTAAACTGCTGGGAAAACGCGGTAGTGATTTGCGTAGACATATCCATGTCTCCCTTTGTTTGCAGTTAAATGGCTTGCTACCCGGCACTATGCCGGACAAAGGTTTTTGCATTTTACGGTTGCGACCGACCGGGGCTATGCAGCTTGTCCGGGTTTTTGCTTTGGTGACTTGGCCAGCTGGGCGCTAGGCTTGTCAATCGGCGCTAGGCACCATTGCAAATTTCTTTCGGCGTGTTCTAGCGGATTATTGATCATAACCGCTGAGCCTGTCTCTAACGTCAGACGCAAGACCTCTAGCTTGAAATCTCTATCAGCTTCCGACATTGAGCATCTCCTGATATTTCAACCCCTCTTGCACATAAAAACCATGCTCAGGGTGCATTGAATCCCAATATGGTGTGCCTGGCGCCCGGATCTCAGCGAGCTTGGCTCTGGCATCATCAGGCGTCAGACCGCCGGATGACTTGGTGCCGGCCAGCACATCTTCACCAATCTTGCTGTTTATAAACTCACCGACGTTGACCATCATCTTTATTATTTCTGGATGATCGCCGAGTAGCCGTCCATCAGCCATTTGAAGCTCTGTAAGACCTTCTGCGCCAAACTCTTGCATGACCGCGTTGCCGTTGCTGACACGATCTGCAAAGGCAGCGCCATATTCTTTTTTCAGTTCAATCTCTGTTGTTTCGCGCAATTGCTCGATCTGTCCCTCATCAGCCCCGATCTGTGTGCCTAGAAACTCATTGTACCCACCCAGTAGCTTTTGTGCTTGTGTTGGGGTCAATCCTATTTCATGCACAGTGTTGCGGAACCAGTTGAGCATATCGTCATTTTGTTCAATGCCTTCTGGCATCTCATTAACCAGCTCATAGCCGTCCGGCGTATCTGGTCGGCCTAGTTTACGCCAGACCTCGCTCCAGTCTTCGTCAGTGGCGTGTTTGCCGGGTATGGCTACCTTGTCAGCACCAATCATCGATTGTGCATTGACCAGGCTTTTCGCCATCGCGCCAACGTCTGTAAAATGTGCTAATGATTTATGATCCCGGATTTCTTCGGGAATTTGAGAGCGCCAGTCAAATTCGACCTCGCCACCAGACTGGGCTACCGTTGCATCGGCAACGACCTCAGCTACCTGCTGTTCTTCACTCATTTGATATCATATCCTCTAATTGTTTGCGGTCACGCAGCATTGACCTGATAAAAAGCAAAACCGTGCGCTGCCCCTCACGGTAGGCTGTTTCACAAGGATCAGCCGAAAATGTTGTCGAATGTTCACAAAATCTCACACCCAGATCGTCCAGGATGCGTTGCCCGTCCTCACTTGTGAACACAGTCTTATAAAGCTGTATCGTATCTTCCGGCGTCATTCAGCTGCCTCGGACGCCTCACCCGCATCAATGGCTCTGACCATAGGTGCGGCGTTGCCAGCAGCCTCAGCGGTTTGCATCAACTGTTGCTGTTCTGCCATAGCGGCCTGTTGCTGGGCGCGTTGCGCGCGTAACACCGCAACCTCTTGATCGCCTCTTACTGCCGTAGCCGGCACTGACAGGATTTTGATCAGGTGGCGTGATATGCCGTCTGAATCCACATAATCCATGATTGACGGATCAAGCTGCGATAGCGGCGTCATTAGCTCTAGCAATCTGGTCATGGACTGTATATCGCCCTGACGCTGCGCCTTGGCCAATGGGCTTACATAAATGATTTCTATGTTTGACCCGCTCATAAACTCCGGTGCCGGGGCAAATGCCTTTTGCCGTGACAGGATGCTATACACTCTGGTGATTAGTGGTTGCAATAGCTCCTGACTCAATCTGCCGGTAAGCGGCCCTAGCAGTCTCATTTTTTCTTCGGTGCGTTGTATGACTTCGGTTGCCGTCATTTGCGGCCCTTGGCCCAAGATCAACTGATCTACATAGAAAGCTGCACGGATTGCGCCTCGGCGTTGCTCTTCCATGTTGAGCCCTAGCGGGTTGTTTGCCCCTATATTTAGTGGTTCGATCCGGTCGCGTGTACCAGATCTATAAAAGTTTAGACCGCCCGGCACTGTTCTGACCGGCAGCATGAAGCCGTCATCTGGCACCAATAGCGGCGGGTCAACCTGTTTTTGTGCTGCCCTAATTGTCACTTCGGACATTCGGTTCAGCATTTTGATATCTGCCAGTGCCGTCATTGATGGCGACCGGCCATAGCCAAGCTCGAACGAGCTTTTGCTAAAACGCGGCGCCATGTATGGAAACTCATCAAAGCCTGATTCGGATAATACTATCTTTTGATCGGGCTCAATATAGATTGACGCAAACGGCTTGTTCTCAGCTGTGACCTTGGTGACATCACGCTCATCACGGCTATAGACCGCGTGAAGCAATGTGATTTCATCATATGGATTATTCTGCGCGCGTTGCAGTATTTTACTATTGAATTTTTCTTCACCGAATCGGTTCATGGCGGCTCTGGCCGGCATTTTAAATTTACGATAGACTGTATCGACCCGGCCCTTATCATCCTCGGACAGAAAACATTCTTTGATATGCCGGGTGCTGAATCTGATCTGTTGCTCATCGTCTTTATCGACAAACATCACAGCAGTGCCAAATGTCACCAGATCAAGATATAGCTCGGCGATTTGTTCTTGAAAGTTAGAGCGATTGAACGCCTGGTACATAACGTCCTCAACGCCTTGCAACCATTCTTTGGCTTCATCGTCGCCGTTTAGATCATCATCATTGTATCTGAGCCCGAACCAGCTGGTGCTGCCATTAGTCAGCATACCGTGCAAAGAAGCCGCTAACAGCTCGGCTGCAAGTATCGCGGTGCCATCAAACACCAGCTCTGAGCGTTTATCGCCGGGTGAGCGGTTTTTTGTGACATCTGCCTTGCGAGGCACTACAAAGTCAGCGATTTCCTGCCAGTGGCTTTCCCACGTCTGGCGTTGTGTTTCCAGGCTGTGGAAGCGCTTCATCAGGATTTGTGCGATTTCATCAGCCATTTAGCCACCTAGTAAAGTTTTTTGCTGAGTGGGGGCATCGCCCATCACACCAGTCGTGCTGGTCATAATGGTGCCTGATTTCTTCTTTTTCTTTTTCTTTGGCGCACCCTCACCCTGTTCGCCGGCATAGATGACCTCATCCGGGTTATCAGGCTCTGCTGCATCTACCGGCTCATTTACCGGCTGTTGGCCACGCATCATGGCTTCTTGTTCTTTTTTTGATGGTGTCACGCCCAGAGCTTTGAGCGGCTCACCGACCACTTTTTTTACAATTTTCTTAAATGTACCGCCCATCATTTGCCTCCAAGCAGTGATTTATATTCGACTGGCGCCTCAGTGGTTACACCTTGCGGCCCTGTCTTCTGGCTAGTCTTCATTGTCGCCTTGCCTTTTTGCTTTTTCTTGGTCTTTTCAGTTTCGCCGCTAGGCGCCTTGACCACCGGATCAGGTGTGGGCGGCGGTGGCGGTGGTGGGGGTGGTGGCGGCGGTATATTTACTTTTGGCTGTAAAAAACTCATGCGACCACTCCTAGCGGGTTGTACGCGTTGTCTGCGATTTTTTGGGGCGCCCTCTGCCACGTTTGGGTTTCTTTGATACCGACGGCGAGGTAACGGAAGGCGTCTGCCGCGTGGCTTGACCAGTCGTGGACGGGCGTGGATCTAAAACTTCTAAGGCGCTCATTATAAGCCCGGTGATAGTGTCTAAGAGCTTCCAGACCTGGGCCGCAGTTTGTTTTATCAAACCAGCAACGGGGGATAAGCATTTGTGCAGCATGGATACCGTCCTCTAGTGGTAGTTTTGGCACGACCCGAAAGTTAATACCTAGATCCCAGGCGACCTCTCGCCGGCTTTTACCGGAGCCCAGCTCTCTTACCTCAATGTCGTGCGGCGCATTGTGTGTGCCGTAAAGGTAGTCTTTTTCTTGTAGCATCCGGGCATAGTGCGGTAAGCCCTCGCCCCGGTTCTCATAAAAATCTATAACGTGAACAGCCCGTCCAACATTCTGCGTAAACCAAACACAAGTGCTATCGCCAACACCCAGATCCCACCAAGTATCCACCTTACAGGTTGGATCATAGGGAACTGACGATATGCGGCCTGTTTCCTGAGCCGCTTGCAACTCTTTTCCAAAAACAGCCCCCGGCACATTGGCCACCCAGCTGCACTCAAACTCCTGCTGGAACTGATCCTCAGACATCATCGACCGGGCAGCGTCCAGCTCCTCATCATCCAATATGCCAGTCTCACTAGCCTTATGGATCGCCGTGTACCAATCGTCCTGCCCCTCAGCCGCCGTATAAAGCTCATAGAAGGCGTTGTGGCCCCTCGGTGTACCAATGAACAGAGCCTTGCCCTTACGGTCGCTCAGCGCCGGTCTAATGACCTCTGGAAACAAACTTTCCGGCATATCTGCCATTTCATCTAGGCAAGCCATGTCCAAATAGATACCGCGTAAGCTATCCGGGTTCTCAGCCCCCAGCAGCTGTATCCTGGCACCGTTCGGCAAATCACACCGTAGCTCAGTCTCGTGAAACCTAACCATAGGTATCTTGCCGGCGAACTGTTTTAAATAATCCCAGGCCACCGCCTTAGCTTGCCGGTAGGTGGGCGCTATGTATGCACAGCGCGGGTTGGTATTCGGATTTAGCACCGCCTCTCTAAGCAGATGATTTATCGCCATGACAGTCTTGCCAGCACGTCGATGCAGTACGACAACGCCCCATCGCTTCTGGCTAAGCTCGTCATGGAGCTGAGCTTGCAGCGGTCGTGGTGTATATGGAATTTCGATGTTCATGTCAGAGACAGGCTCATGTCAGGATATTATACGCTATAGAGTCGGCGGGTTAGTCGCGGGGTGGTAGGGGGTGCCGTTTTGCAAATCCTGGTACAGAATCCTGTCCTGTACACGACATTTGACTACCAATAATCTGCCCAGAAAGACTAAGCCCTTGTTTTCGTTGAATACACAATGTCGCATAACATCTATTATGGAAAAATTAAAGCTTGGGGGTCGATGTCTGCCAGCCTCGTGCGCGCGAACACTGACACGCCCAGCCTTTTGTATATATCAATTCACAGCCACAACTTCAGCATTGCCCCACGTCAAAGTCACAGTCCCGCTTTGCTGTTGCTTGTCATCCGCTTTGTCTCTGATGCCCAGTGGTTGCATCTGCCTGATGTGTTTGTCCTTGTGGTCAGCCTCTAACCTACGGCGTTGTACCTCAGCCATAGCCAGCTTGGGATCGTCCGGCAATGGTGCTTCGACCAAGTCAATGATCTGGTCACGCATTACCTCACACTGTAGCGCTCTGGCCGTCCTGTAAGCCGTGTAGGCGTCCTCGTCCTCTTGTACATGGCGAAGCACCGTACGCCAGCTGGGCAAGCTGTCATCGTCATTACAGATGCGTGTAAGGCTAACCCCGTCAGCTATGCGCTCACAGATCGTTGTCATCTGGGCTTTTGTAATTCTGCGTTTTGCCATCAATCATCCAAAGAAACTGACCCGGCTACGGCATGATGTAGCCAGGCCAGCTTTGTAAGGTTCTCTATTGTGGGAGGAATGACGCAATATCTTGTGCATCATAATTGAATCTGTACCAATTTTAGTGCATTTAGGTCAAGCGATAATATAAATTTACCAAAATATCTTTATATCTGCGTTTTACTATCCTTGGATCGTTGAGCTGCAATATCCTGGCTAGCTTAGTCCAAGCCGGGCCACGATCTCGAAAAGCAGCGCTGTGAGCTACAGCCCAGACCAATCTACGATCATCATCATCGAGCTTGGTAACAGCAATCTGCAACGCCTTGTCATATCTTGTGATTTGATCAGGCGTAGCTTTTAGCTTGGGCGCTTCAAAAGCATTGTAGCCATAGGCTTGCCAATCTGTGACATAATCAGGCCAAGCACACATCTTTTGCCTGCGTAGGGCCGGTGGCAGCTTTCGTTCTGTCTCAGCTGCTTCCATAAACAGATCATTGATCTCAACGACGTTCATTGAGTTCGTCCAGCTTTGCGTTGAGCCAATCCTGCCGATCCAGTGGATTCATGGCACTCACAGCGTTCTGCAATTCTCTGTAACGATCCACGCCAAGCATAGGACGCAATCGCTTGAACACCCGGCGCTGTAATTCATCGAGCGGCGCTATCTTAGATCTAGCTATAGCTGAGACATACTGAGCATTGCTATGCTTAGTTATGTTATTAATAAGTTTATTTATGGTTGGATTTTCTGAGATATTCTTAGACTGTCTTAGATTAGTCTTAGATACGCCGGCTGCGCCGATTTTATTTTCCTTTTTCATATCCTGTCAAGCCCCTTTCTGCCTGTTTCACAGCTTCACGCCAACATTTATCATTGGCGCATACCAGCTTGCCGCTTCCCAATATCACCCAAGTTCCCATCATTTGCTCGTGATACGCCCGGCAGATACAGCACCTCTGCGGCCAATGTGTCTGATCCAATGTCCATCTCCATAATCTGACGTGCCATTTGATCTAGCACATAACCTTCTGTAAGCACCCCGTGACCGCCATACTGCGTTTTCGCCCAAGGCTCGATACCCCAGGCTTCAGCAATCATAAACAAACCCATACCATCCAGCACCGAGCGCCGGTAATCAGCCCGTGCCAGTTGCATTGCTTCATTGTGTGTCATCCCGTACAATCCCCGCCGTCTGCCTGACAATCGCCATTGGCTTGCAGTATCTGATGTAGCATATAAGCTGATGTTCTGCCGCCAGAAAAACTGATCTGAATGTTACCGCCTGGCAGTTGATAGGGGTTGCTCATGCTACTCATCACGCACCGCCTTGATGGTCAGCCCGATCTGCATGGCTATTTGCGGCACTATCGCGTTCCCAAGCCCCCTCAAGCGGCTAACGCGGTCTTTGACCCCTGTTGCTACTCTTGGGATGTCTTCTGGCTCTCGCTCCCATCCGTCAAATCTGTCCAGCCCCTTGGGTAGCCCATCAGCCAAGTCACAAATTCTGGATTCAGTGTTCCACCTGCGTGGGTCGCAAGGGTCACGCTGTTCCGCGCCAACTCCGCTGGACTGTGGCCATTGTCCTTGTAATCTTTCGCGGTTGGGGTCGGCCACATCTTCGTCATTCGGGCTGGCTCCAAACTCCCACCTATCATTGCCTCGGCTTCCTCTCGCGTCACTTCCCCTGCGTAGACTTTCTGTCGCATCTGTTTGATGCTGCCCTCTGACCTTGCTTGGCTTGCTGTCGGTGTCGGCCACATCTTCACTTGGTCTGCTAAATTCGCCCCGAATACCAAGTTCGGGTTGGTCTGACTGATGCGTCTGCCCTTCTCGTCCAGCTTGCGTGGCCCCCCTGTGCCATCCGTCGTTCGAGGTGTTGCCCACCATCCGCTGTTCATTGATGGTGCCATCTGGTTCGCCTTGGCTGTTGATGTGTGCAATAATCCAGATTCGCTGTCGGCGGTGCGGAGCATTGACGGACACAGCTCCAATACAAAATGTTTGGACTGCGTAACCGGCCTTATCTTCCAGGTCAGATAGCACTTGGTCGAGCCCCAAACTGATGTGTCCAGAAACATTCTCGAAAACGCACCAAGAGGGCCGTTTTGCTTGCACAATGGCAAATATTTCCGGCCAGATGTGGCGGTCATCTTCCTCGCCTCTTTGCTTCCCGGCAACGGAGAATGGCTGGCAGGGATATCCGGCTGTGAGGATATCGCAGTTTGGAACAAGTCTTGTTGGGTCACTAGCTAACTCCTTTACGTCATGGGCAATCGGCACGTCTGGCCAATGCTTTGCTAATACCTTGCGGCTCCACGGCTCTATGTCACAAAACATGACAGGTTTGGATAAGCCAGCCCACTCAAAGCCCAAAGCAAAGCCGCCAATGCCACTGCATAAATCAACGTGAGCCATCATGTCCAGCCCCTGCCATCGCAGCTGTAACAGCTAGTCCACTGAACACAGCCATAGCCGTCAGGTTCGCGCACCATGCCATCATCGCACTGATCGCATGGCGTAACAGCTATGCCAAGCCCACAAACATTACAAACAACAAGGCCACCTTTGCGTCTCGGCAAGATTGTCTCGCATTTGGGACACATACCCCATCGCAACCTGTTATGCCATGTGCCATCGCCTTCAAGCATCAAATCCCTGCCCTCAGCTTTACAATGGGCTCTAAAATATCGCGTACCTGTTCGACCGACCTGGCCAAGCCCCAATGGCACCCAGCCAGCAATAGCCGGTTTCGCATCTCTTCCTGGTTTGGTGTGAGCTTACCGCCTTTAAAGCGCTTCAGCTCTATAAAGACCGACGTGCTACAGCCAATCTTGCTTTCATCCCCCGGCACAAAGATTTCTAGATCAGGCCAACCAAACTGAGTTCCCATCAACTTGAGCTTGTGTTTGAAAGCCACATGGCGTGTACCCTCATTCGGGCTGTGATGAAATACACAACCTGGCGGCAAAGCATAATGCAGCCACTCAGCTACCTGTTTTTGTAACTCATCTTCAGTCATGGCGTATATAGAAATCATTCGGCATGACCTCACCATTGGTCAAAAGAATGATCTTGTCCATGTAATTCTCATTAGGAATCAGCCGGTCTTTATGGCCGCGAGGCAAGCACCAGCGGCGTGCCACTGTAGCATGGGGCGCACCGACTTGACGTGCCAGTTCTGAGTATGACCAGCCCTGCCGACCTCTGTATTCATTGAGTTTCATAGTTGGTTGATAACACGCCTTGACGTATGCCGTCCAGTCCATTATGTCTCTTATATTATATTGACGGAAACAGACAAAAGAGAATGTAAATGATAGACACACCTGACTTTGCAACCAAGCTGGGTATCTGGACAGTGTCCAACCAGCGCTCAAAAGATCGAGCAAAAGACTTTTTTGAAAAGATACACGTTAGACCACAGATTGAAAAAGCCAAAAAGGTCTTGCGTAACAAACAATCCACAAGCAAAGAGATCCTTGAGGCCAAGGATGTTCTTTATAGATTGCGTGATGGCCGTGGCAGCGCCAACATGGCCGGCGGTACAGCGACACAGGTGGCGACAGACCTCAACCTGGTCATGGACAAACAAGGCAAAACCGTTCCACTGGCTGAGGCAATCCATGCCGGCGTCGAACATCTGCAAGCATATCAGCCAAACGACGACGCAGATGAGGCTCGCAAAGAAAAATATTTAGAAGAGTTGCCAATCGTCGTAGAACACGCCGTGAAGGGCTTACAAGAGGCTATGGCTAGTGACAACCGCATCTTGGGTGAGATCGAGCTGCTGAAGCCCCTGCCGGGCTTACAAGTGCCATACCATACCAAACCGGACTACAACCGGCGCGGTGATCTCAAGACAAAATGGTCACGGCCAAGTAGCCGGTCTAAATCTGGGTGGCAAGCCGGTAGTCTGCCCAGTTCGCTTACCGGTATGTTTGATATGAACAACGTGTTCCAAGCGGCTGGGTTCTGGGCGCTCAATGGCAACCTACCGCCTTTCATCGTGTATGCCAACGCGACAGACTATCGTGTGTTCACGCCAGAAAACGCGCCTGAGTTGCGGAATGATTTCTTGCAAGATGTTATCAATGAGGCGACGTTGTATCATCGCACTACAGAAAACCTGTTAAAAGCATCGGCGACCAAGGAAGACTTGTTCAGCTTGGTGTCACCAGATTGGTCTGCGATATACTGGCAAGAGACTGAAACATATCTTGATGAAGCTAGAAAACTATGGGGGATGATATGAAAATGTTTATCCGTGAAGGGTTCAACACCCTGATTTGGGTCATATTGATGGCCATCATTTATTTTATTTTGACAATGTTGTTTGTTGATCAAACCTGGTGGAGTCCGTCATAATGGGTCAGTCAGAGTTTGATTTCAGCAAACCACCACTTGTTCACAAAAACGCCAAAGACACAGAGATCAAAGCCGCTGACGTGGTTGCCCCCAAGGTGACCGGTATGAGGCTGAGAGTGTTACAGGCTTTGGACGTTGTGGACGGCATGACAGGTAGCCAGCTGACTGATCACTTGGATGCCTGGATCAACAGCGTCAAGCCCCGGCTCACTGAATTGCAAGGCATGGGCCTGGTAGAGGATAGTGGCCAACGCCAGAAAAACCCACGCGGCAATCAAGAGGTCGTGTGGCGTATCACAAACAGAGGTTCTAAATTTTTGAGAGGTGAATATGATTGACATAAAAAAAATACAAGCCGCCGTGGGTGCAATGGATCAAGTCACGGTAAAAGGTGGCAAGCAATACACTCAAGTTGCACAGCGTGTTGAAGCGTTCCGGGTCAACATCGGTGATGAGCTTGGCATGGAATCTGAACTGATCGTTGATGATGGCAAGCGTGTCGTTATGAAAGCGATCATAAAATCAAGAGATGGTTTTGTCGTTGCCACGGGCTGGGCAGAAGAGTTGCGCGGCCAAGGCGTCAACAAAATGGCTTGCATTGAGAACACTGAGACAAGCGCATACGGGCGCGCTCTAGCAAATCTCGGCATACATGGCGGCGAGTTTGCGTCTGATAATGAAATCGACAAGGCGAAACGCAATGAAAAGATTATCGATGAGCGCACAGCTGAAGAGTCCACCCCGCCGCCAAGCGACGACATACCGCTTGATGAGGATGATATGTGGCAGCAATGGGTCGATGCTGAGAAGCAAAAAATCGAGGGCTTCAATGAGCTATATCAACTTATGGGGTGGGGCAAAGCGACCAAGGCAAAGCGCGATCAGCTGACAGAGTATAACCGTGAAATGATCGCGGATCTTAAAGACGCATATCAGGAAAAACACAATCAACTTAATACAGGGGAAAGATAATGGCACAATTTAGTCGTACAAAATTTAAACTGAAACAGGACGTGATTGCAGTCGATGATGCCGGCAATGCTAATGAGTACCGGGCATCAGCTTTTCTACAGTTCCGCACTGAGTGGGATGACAACAACCGGCGTTACAAAGAGATGACAGACAACCAAAAACAGATTTGTGAAGAATTGCATCAACAGCTGTATCAAGCCGGCGTTGAGTTTGGAATCAGTATACAGTACCGCGATCCAATGGCTGGTGACGATTTAAAGTTGATGCCAAAGATTGCAACCTTTAGTCTTTTATGCAATGAGCCAAAGCAAAAACCAAAACCACAACCAGAGCCAGACGTCGGCGACGATGGGTGGTGAGTTACAGGAACAAGGGTTCGTGGATGATCCGCGAGCCCATGCCGATCCTGATCAATACGGCACGGTGAATCATCCTGAGACATACATATTTATGAGATGGAAGAGTTACGATCACTGCGAAAAGACAGAGCCGTTCCATTATAGACATAAAAAAAAGACCCGCTAGCGCGGGTCTTTGATTTCTGATTCGGCCCAACTATTACCGTTTGCAATGCTGGGCTCATCACTGCCGCCGATCAGGCGATACTGCTTGATCTGTTGGGCTTTTGTCATTAGTTGTTCATCCATTTTTCGACGGCGTCCTGGTCGACGTTGTGCCATTCTTCGTGTTCGGTAATGGCTGGGTCGAGCAGCTTGATGATGTCTTTGCCAGGCACATACTCAGGCAGCACCTCCTCGAGGGCGAACCCGATTGCGTATTGACCCCCACCCATCCGGTGGTAGGCTGCGGCGAAAGCAGGGACGAAAGGCCGTAGCCAATCAGTTTGCAGCATCCGGTGCTTGACGAGGTTATGAGTCAATTTCATGGTCGTTATCTCCTTTTCAAACCTTACCATAATTATATAGTGACGCTTTCCGTCAAGTTCAAGACAAAAAATATTTATCTAAATCGACGTGTCTTAGCCATAATGCTTTTAGGTTGTTTGCTGAATTGCTTGCCAGCCCGTTTTGCCTTGCGCTTTGCCCTGGTTGTAGCGGCATACTCTGCCGGCGAGAGGGCTTTGATTGCAGCGGCTGGTAAATAACGCTCGCCAGTCTCAGAAGATTTTTTGCCCGACTTGGTGCGCCAATCTTGCTTGCTCCAATCTTTTAATGAGCG